AGTCTATAAACTAGACAGAACTTTCTTTGAAGATTATAACGTGGTAATTGGTGATGAAGCTCACTTATTTAAAAGTAAGTCATTAATATCTATAATGACAAAATTACATCATGCAAAGTATAGGTTTGGATTCACTGGAACTTTAGACGGCACACAGACGCATAAATGGGTCTTAGAGGGTCTGTTTGGGCCATCATACAAGGTGACTAAAACAGATGAACTCATGAAACAAGGCCATCTTTCTCAACTTGATATTCAGTGTTTGGTGTTGAAGCATCGACCACAAAAGTTTGAAACATATAATGATGAGATTGAATATCTAATATCACATGAACAGAGAAATAAATTTATTACAAACTTAGCACTTGATCTTAAAGGTAATACTCTAATTTTGTATAGTAGAGTACAAGCTCATGGTTCAGTGCTATACAGTATGATAAATACAAACAAGAGTGATAAGCGAAAAGTGTTCTTTGTTCATGGTGGTGTGGACGCTGAAGAACGAGAACAGATTCGTGAGATTACTGAGAGAGAAATAAACGCTATTATCGTTGCGTCTTATGGTACATTTTCAACAGGTATCAATATTAAAAACTTGCATAATATTGTTTTTGCCTCTCCTTCAAAGTCAAGAATACGAAACCTCCAAAGCATTGGCAGAGTTCTTAGAAAAGGAACTAACAAAGTCAAAGCTATTCTATACGATATCTCTGATGACTGCTCGCTTAAATCTAGGAAAAACTACACCTTAAATCATCTTATAGAAAGAATCAAAATCTATAACGAAGAAAATTTTAACTATGACATAATCACAATACAACTTAAGGACAAATGATCGAAGACGACTTTTATGCTACTATTAAATTCAAAAGTGGAGAGGAGATCTTTGCCAAAGTTGCTGCCTCTGAAGAAATTAATCGAACTGTATTATTAGTATCGAATCCAATCATAGTGAATGAAGTTCAAGGTAAAAAAGGTATGTTAGGATATCGTATTGAACCTTGGTTAAAGACAACTAAAGAAGATATGTTTATGATTGATTTAACTGATGTATTAACAATGTCTGAATCATCTGATGTTGAAATGATTTCAATGTATCAAAGATGGTTAAGAGATACATCTAAAGTCAAGAATGATGAACCAAAATTAAGTCGAAAGATGGGATATATTTCTAATGTAAATGATGCTAAAGATATACTAGAGAAACTTTATAAATCTAAGGAATCAAAGGGCTAATATCCTTAAACCTCTACAAAGGTTATTATACACATATTTTGATATGATGTCAAGTACTTGCTTTTTTATGGTATAAATGTTATACTTTCTACATAATAGGGATTATAATTATGGCGATAACTAGGAATATGCCTAAACGTAAAAGATCGGAACATTATGTTAATAATAAAGAGTTTCTTGCGGCCCTTATAAGATATCGTGAAGATGTAGAGATTACATATATCAAAAAGTTTGGTGAGGAGCCAGATAAAGCAGGTAGAGCATCATCATGGGATACGAAACCAGTGATTCCAAGATATATTGGTGATTGTTTTCTAAAGATTGCAAATCATTTATCATTCAAACCCAACTTTGTAAACTATATGTTTAAGGAGGATATGATCTCTGATGGAATCGAAAATTGCGTTCAATACATACATAACTTTAATCCTGATAAATCCAAAAATCCTTTTGCTTACTTTACACAGATTATACATTATGCATTTCTCCGTAGAATACAGAGAGAAAAAAGACAACTTGATATCAAAAATAAAATCTTAGAAAGGTCAGGATATGATGAAGTATTTTCTGGTGACAAGGTTGACGGAATGGACTCAGCAGACTATAATAGTATCAAAGATGCTGTGCATTCTAAGCTGCGTTATTAATGATCGACTTTCTTTTAAACAATCATGAATTCCTTGGCAATCATTCTATTCCTGAGTTTGTTGTGGGTTATATTTTCGCTGCAGCACTTATCATTGGTGCACCTGTAGTATTTCTCATAATTTCCTTTATGTCTGCACTTATGAAAACAAGTGGTAAGATGACAGGATATTATGAATATGAAAAATATGGAGAGTCATCTTGTAATGATGCACCACCATTTATATTACCAGACCCAACTAAGAAATGAAAAAGATTGTTGCTAAGATAGCAGAATATTTGTTTATTACTGGAATGGTGATAGGTCTTGGATTTATGTTTTTAATATTTTTGGTAGAGCACCTTCTCATAAGAGGGCCTGCTAGGTTTTTAAAGAAAAAATTTAAACGAAGAAGGAGGAAAAGAGTATGATTGAAAAAATTTGGTTTACATTTAGTTTATGCTATGCTGCATTTATTTTTTATAGGTATTTTACTAAAACAACAGTATGATTTTACCAGGCTCCACAGTCAAAGTGATTGACGAAAATTCAATATATCGAGGTTATGTAGGATGTGTTCAAAGAATACAAGGTCGTAAGGCTGCTGTTCTAATGGATCAAGATGGCACTCCTTGGGATAAAATGATTACTTTTAAACTTTCTGATCTTATAGAACAAACAGAAGGTTTCCAATACTATCCACAAAAACCACAGAAAAAGAAAAAATGAAGATAGCAATAATAACAGATCAACACTTTGGATGTCGTAAAAATTCAAAGGTATTTCATGATTACTTTTTAGAATTTTACAATAATATATTTTTTCCAAAGTTAGAAGAACTAGGAATTACAACTATTGTAGATATGGGTGATACCTTTGATAGTCGAAAAGGTATTGACTTTGCTGCATTATCATGGGCAAAAGATAATTACTTTGATCGCCTCTCTCAGATGGGATGTACAATACATACGATTGTTGGAAATCACACAGCCTATTATAAAAATACAAATGATGTCAATGCTGTTGATTTGTTATTAAGAGAATATGATAATATCAAAATATATTCAGAAGCAACTGATATTAAATTAGATAAGTTGAGTATCTTATTAATACCTTGGATAAATTCTGAAAATAAAAAACAAACAATGAAAGTGATTAATGAATCAAAGTCACCATGTGCAATGGGTCATCTTGAATGTAAGGGATTTGAAATGAATCCGGGATTTGTTATGGATCATGGTACAGATGTAAAAACATTTGATAAGTTTGAAAAAGTTTACTCAGGTCATTATCATACAAGATCTGATAACGGAAAGGTTTATTATCTTGGTAATCCATATGAAATGTATTGGAATGATGTAGGAGATATTCGTGGATTCCATATCTTTGATACAGATACAATGGAACATACACCGGTGAATAATCCTTATAAGATATTTCACAACCTTTATTATGAAGATGATGATGCACAACTTCTCGATACTCGTCAGTTTGCAGGTAAAATATTAAAATTAATTGTTCGTAAAAAATCTGATCCTAAGAAGTTTGAAAGATATATTGATAAAATATATTCATCTGATGTTCATGAACTTAAGATACTTGAAAATTTTCAACTAAATGAAAATGAAGAGTTTGAAGCTTTTGAATCTGAGGATACTCTTTCGATATTAAATAGATATGTTGAAGAGTCTGAAATTGATTTGCAAAAGTCAACAATACAGGATATAATAAAAGAAGTATATCAGGAGGCATGTGAAGTAATCTGATGCACATCATCACAATCGACGGAAAAGAAGATGCAGGAGCTTACTCTGTTCAAAATGAACAGGGTGAAGACATTCTTTATATTTTTGAAGAGGAAGATGATGCAGTTCGTTATGCTCTCATGTTAGAGGATAAGGGATATCCAGAGATGCATGTGATTGAAGTTGAACCTGCAACTATGATTGCGATGTGCGAAACTCATGAATATGAGTATACTATTATTACATCAAATGATATTGTAATACCACCTGACAAAAAGTATGATCTTATTTGAAAAAGTCCGTTGGAAGAATTTTCTATCAACAGGCAATCAATATTCTGAAATCGATTTCCAAGGCTCACCAACTACTTTAATTGTAGGTGCAAATGGTAGTGGAAAAAGCACAGTGTTAGATGCACTTACCTTTGGTTTGTTTGCAAAACCATTTCGTAAAATTAATAAAAGTCAGTTAATCAACACAGTTAACGAAAAAGAATTAAATGTTGAAGTTGAGTTTAAGATTGGAACAACTTCATGGAAAGTTATAAGAGGAATCAAACCAAATATATTTGAGATATGGAGAAATGATAAATTGCTCGACCAATCTGCATCTGTAAATGATCAACAGAAATGGCTTGAGCAGAATGTAGTGAAGATGAATTATAAATCGTTTACTCAGATTGTGATATTGGGATCAAGTAATTTTATTCCATTCATGCAACTGAGTGCACCCAATCGAAGAGAGGTGATAGAGGATCTTCTTGATATAAAGATATTCACTTCGATGAATAATATACTAAAAGAAAAGATCCGAAAAGTAAGAGATGAAGTTAAGACATTAGATCTTAAAAGAGACTCTTTGAATGATAAAGTCAAGATGCAAGAGAAGTTTATTTTAGATGTTGAGACTCGTGGTAAAGAGGATATTGAGAAAAAAGAAAAGAAACTTGATTCTTTGGGTGATGATATTTGTGTTTACATTATGCAGAATGAAGATGCAGATGATACAGTTTTTGGTTTAAAAGAAGAACAGGAAAAGTTGACAAATGCAACAAGTACGTTAGCGAAACTTAACACTTTAAAAGGCCAAATTGGCAATAAAGTATCGACGATTACGAAGGAACATAAGTTCTTCACTGATAATGTAACATGCCCTACATGTACTCAATCTATAGAAGAAGAGTTCCGTTTAAATAGAATTAGTCACGCTCAAACTAAAGCAAAAGAGCTTAAATCTGGTTACGAAGAACTAGAAAAAGCGATAAAAAAAGAACAAGACAGAGAGCGTAAATTCACTAACTTATCAAAGGAGATCACTAGACTCACGCATGGCATTTCTAAAAACAACACTCTTATCTCTAACTGCCAAAAGCAACAAAGAGAACTTGAAAATGAAA